GAACCGGCTCTAGCCTCTTATCTCATCCTTTTCTTACGTGCCAAGCAACTCCTTTATATAGTGGTTTTCCTTTCAGTCATCTCCCCTCGTTCGACGTAGAGCGCACACGTCTCACTCGGGAAACGGGTGGGGGCAAGCAGGTAACATTATTGCTGCTTGCCTCACCCGTTCCGAGCGCCCGACCGAAAGAAGCCCACCAAATACAGCCTATTTAAGGCCCATCTCACCCGCCAGGGCAAGGCAAGCATATGTAGTAAGGAGTAAAACACTGAGCTCGAGCGCTCCCACAACTAAGTACTTCATGTCTTCTTCATCTGCTCAGTCAGGTCCCTCCCACTTCAGAATTAGAGCTCAAAACATATTCTTAACATATCCCAGGTGTGATCTCGATCCTAAGGATGCCGGAGAGATCATTCAGAGCAAGATGCAGAGCCATGAGCCTAAATATATCCTTTTTAGTAGGGAACTTCATAGTGATGGTGAGTACCATCTCCATGGTCTCCTCCAGCTTAGCCGGCAGTTTTCCTCCAATAATCCTCGTATTTTTGATATCGGGGCTCATCATCCTAATATCCAGAGCGCCATATCACCAAAATCCGTTAGGGACTACATCCTCAAGAACCCCATCACCCAATTCTGCATTGGAACATACGTGCCGGCTAAGAAGGGACGGAAACTGGGTTCCCGTTTTGAAGAAAACATCAGGAACAACATCATGCGCTCAATCATCTCCACCGCGACCTCAAAAGAGCCTTATCTCTCAATGGTCAGAAAATCCTTCCCATTTGAATGGGCTACTAAACTGAGTCAATTTGAATATTCGGCTTCCAAGCTCTTCCCGGAGGTCACACCGGAGTACAAGAGCCCATTCCCTACTGAATCCCTAATATGTAATGAAAACATTCAAGACTGGGTGGATAACACCCTATACCAGGTTAGTCCAGCCTCCTACTGTCTCCTCCATCCACACGCATCCGCAACCTCCGACTTACTCTGGCTTCAATCCACCTCCTTCAGCCTAATCGCACCTCTAGGGGGCTTTCCCTCTACATATGCGGACCAACAAGGACAGGAAAGACTTCCTGGGCAAGAAGTCTAGGCGTCCACAATTACTGGCAGAATAATATTGACTTCAGTGTGTATAATGATAACGCTACCTACAATGTAATAGATGACATTCCTTTCAAGTTCTGTCCATGTTGGAAGGCTCTTGCAGGCTCCCAGTCTGACTTCACCGTTAACCCCAAATACGGGAAGAAGAAACGCATCAAAGGAGGCATACCATGTATCATCCTCGTCAATGAAGACGAAGACTGGTTAACCTGCATGTCTTCTAGCCAGAAGACGTACTTCGAGAGCAACGTCGTCATATATTACATGTATGCAGGGGAGAAGTTCTTCAACTTCGTTGAAGAATAGCCGTCTTACAGACGGCGGGTTTTCATATAGATCTTGTTTTTTCGATTATCATTGGTCTTGGGCCACTTGAGACTCGGTCTTTAGCCCGAGGCTGCGTTTGAGTGTGTTTGAAATTTGAATGTAACGTCTTCGACGTCTGTATACTCAATCATAAATAAAGAACTGCGTTCATTTATTTATTCTCTTATTACATACTTACTGGTTACCAACACTCTTAAAATACACCCTCAGTCTTCCACGAACATCTATATCATACAACTGCCTAGCAACAACAATATAGAGTGCTCCCTTAGACACGTCACCTATACCTCCAGTGGTAGTGTTCTTCCACTCAGTTCGCACGCCAAGACGCTTAACGAACTTGTTGAAGACCACGGAAGACTTGGCAGGAGCAGAGGGTGCACCGGAGTAATTAGAGGTAGAGATGGAGCCGTCGGCTTCCAACCAATTCACCCACCTCCTCTTAATCACGAAGCGGTGACCCATGTCCCTGTTAATCTTCCAGGTAGCTGGGTAATCAGTGAAACTGTCAATGAGATCAAAGATCCCATGCGCAGCCGGCAGGGTACCGCTGGGCTGACTATCATACACCAACCAGACACAGAAGTGTGTTCTGGCTATCCTTCCAGTCGCCATCTTCGAATTATAGTTGAATACAAGATCCAGCCCGACCTTGTAAGTAAGCGTCTCACCAGTATGACGCTTATCCTCGTCGGACCCTCTCGGGTACGACGTTAGAAGTGCAACATAACCTCCTGCACCAACTGTAATTGGACTACCTCCGGTAGTCCAGGTGTACTGAATAAACTGCAAAGGTGAAGGCCTCCATCCGGACCTTCTTCGACGTGCTACCACACTTCCTCCGGAAGTGTTACCGCCTGAAGTTCCCGGCTTCACACGCTTATAGACGTTCCCCTTGTATCTTCCCTCACTTGGCCTCTTCATCTTACGCAATCACAGGAGCGACCTGGTTAACCCCCGGCCGTTGAGGCGTATTTCCAAATCCCAGCTCGGTCGTCGTCCTGCTTCTCTTAGCACGAAGCGTGAGAAGACAGTCTTTCACACAGAGCTTCCAAGCTCCGAACAGCAAACCTAGGGTCACGGCTGTCACCGTGAAAGCAAGAGCGAGCGTCCTCCAAGCGGAATCGTTTCCGATTCCGACGGGATTTGCTTTCACTCCTGACTCACCACCTTCAAAAGAGGTGTCCCCGTATGGCGGCTGATATGACAT